AGATAATTATTTCAGGCATCTCAAAGACTTGAAGGTCGTCGCCGGCAAAAGAAGAAAGGAGAAGCCACTATATCCACATGTAAGATCCATTCCAAATCCCATCCACTGGGGCATCGATTTTTATGATATCTTGAACGAAGGGGGATTCGATGTCATATTAGGCAATCCCCCTTATGTGGAAGTTAGTAGCAAAAAAAGAAATGACGAGCTGGTTCAGCATTATGATACTGCTTCTTGCGGCAACACGTACGCATTCTTCTTCGAACGTTCGATGTCGTTGTTGAAGCCTGGTGGATTTTGCGGCTATATCGTGCCCATCTCCTCAGTCTCGACGGATCGTATGGCACCCCTTCAGGACTTGCTCATCTCAAACTCTCAGACGTTGTGGATATCCAATTACGATGACCGTCCTGGAAAGATCTTTAGTGGCCTTGAAGATTGTCGCTCTTCCATCATCATCGGGGAAAAAGAGACAACTGACTCGCAATGCACCATATACTCCACCACGTATCAACGGTGGTATAGCAAGGATAGAAACAGCCTATTTGACAATATAAAATATGCAGATGTCACCAACTATGCGTCTCCAGGCAGAATCCCTAAAATAGGTGAAAATATCGAAACAACTATACTATCAAAGATATCCACTGATAACGAATTATATCGCTTCTTATCCGATGAGCCATCGCCAAACGAAGACAACATAATCTATTATCACAACGCGCCCAGGTATTGGATTCGGGCGATGGACTTCCTGCCCTATTTTGAAAATGAGAGGGATGGAGTGATAAAATCACACCAATTATGTGAAATATATTCTAATGATATTGTATATAAAAATCCCATTATCGCTTTATTAAATAGCTCATTATATTACTGGTATTTTATTTTAATGTCAGATGGACGGCATTTGAATAGGCCGGAAATCGATTCTTTCCCCTATTCGGTAGATGCTTTTAGCGAAGACCTCCTCGAGGAATTCGATCGCATTGTAACTGAGTTAATGGAGGATTTCAAGAAAAATGCCATTCGCAAGCATACGCAATATCAAACGACTGGAAGAGTGGTATATGATGAGTTCCGTCCCGGGAAATCAAAACATATCATCGACAAGATCGATGACTTGCTAGCCCAACATTATGGGTTCGCAGATGAAGAAGTTGATTATATAAAAAATTATAATATTGAGTTTAGATTAGGAAAAGAACAAGAGAATAAAACATAGGTAAAAATATGGTTAATATAATAGGTGGAACGTTTAATTATATTTTAGGTATGTTCAGCAATATACATGGGCTCTTTATAGGATATATTTTTGGAGGTACCGTTAGGCTCTTTATTGATGTGTTAGCCGTGAGTAATATACAAGATATATCGCGCGTTTTTTTAGCATATTACCTCCCACCATTTTCTGTCAGCAGTTTTGTTCATTGTGCAATATTAAATATTATCTTTGGTATACCGGCAATGGGTTTGCTATGGGCAAAAGGGATGATACGATTTCATTATTTTAATTTTTAGCATGTTATAGTTTCAATACTATAGTATCGAAAATATGGATGATGAACACTCTTTTTTAGTAATGATATTTCCCTCATTCCAACCACGCCTGGTGCAGCTTCGCGTTCCTGCCCGCGGTCCTGTCGCATCGCACGTTGAATCGGATGTACTTGTATCCTGACAGGGACGAGATGTCCACGGACACCTCCCTGTTCGTTGCTGAAGATGTGGTGTTGATGTACCACCGGGCATCGTATGTGTCGTAGTTTCCCGCCTTAGTGCCGCTCACGATAAATGCCAGTATCCCGTCATCCCATGAGCTGTAGTCCAGGGCCGAATATGATATCACCGCCTTCAGATAGCTGTAGTCGGTGATGTCGATAGGGCTGTACGCTCCGCATGCGGCCTCCGTGTCTGCATAGTCGGATCCATGAACGTACTGGTAAAGGTACGACGACAGGGAGCTGAATGTGCATGAGGAACCGGTGCCGTTGCAGTTGTATGCGTACACCTGCTCCCACCCGTTCGTTATGGCTGTGCATTCATCGCCTTCATTGTAGATCATCTGGACCCCGTCCTCGCCCAGAATCCCAAAATTGAGGTATGTGCTCATCCTATCGCCTCACGGGGCTTGGAACTGCAATACTACGACGAGACCTTTCGTGCTCGTGCCCGCGCCATCGACGTCGATGCTCAGCCTGTCGAGCGTCGCCACCTCGCTGTTTGAAGCGTTTACCGTTCCTGTCCCTGTCTTGTTTCCGGCGCTGATAGTTATCGCGGTCGACAGCATGTCCACGCCGTCGGTGTCGTTATGCACCTGTACCGTCACGCTGCCGGACGACGATGCGGTGTCCACTACCGCGCCCGCATACACCAGCTTCCATCCGTTTATCTTGGGGGGCACAGCATACAATCCCTGCGTATCCCCTGTCTCTAAAGGCCCTTCTGGAAGGGTGATCGCTATCTCCGCAACCTCCATCCCGTAGTTGCTGCCTGCGAGTGCATCCGGCGTGACCGCCTTGCTCGTCGATGTTCCGGTATTCACATCGGAGATGGACGCGAGATTCTCAGCCTTGAAAAGTCCCGCCTCTGCCGGCGTCCTGTTCTCCCAGTGGTCGGTGACGTATGTCAGGAGCTCTCCGTTGGCTGGTGAATCCTCTGTGACGTTTGAGACCGCATCTGCGAGGGGGTAGTTGTACGGATCGCCACCCATGTTGCTGCATGCCACGGTGCTGTCGTTGGTAAGATTCAAAACTGTGCCAGTAACGTTCCTGAAGTAGTTGCCAATCACAAGCGAGGGAAACGTTTTGTCAACGCCCGCGTCCTCTTCCTCCTTTACGCCATCGCCGCCTATTTCATCGAAATAGTTGCCGATAATTATGGTGCGTCCGCCATAACGTTGATCTTCGGTGCCAACATATGCCACCTTGCCGATGTAGATGCCATGAGTACTTATTTCGTAAAGGTTGTTGTTGGCTATCGTCACCTCTTGGCCGCTGTTGCATTCGATGCCATCGCCGCTAACATTGCGTATGGTGTTGTTTGCTATAACCCCTCTTGCAGATGCGTAGTACGTCTCGCTTTCCCATTCAATGCCGTGGCCGCCGCAGTTCTCGATGACGTTGTTTGATATGATTACCCGCATGCTTCGCTCAGTATCTATCCCGTTGTCCCCGCAGTTGGTGATGATGCAGTTCGTAATCATGCCGCAGTTGGCATAATTGAAGTCGATCCCGTCGTCGCTTATGTCGTCGATGACGCAGTGGTCTATCCAGAAGTAGTCGTTGGACCCGTAGCCGTCCTCGCTCACGCTGTCCTTCATGCGGTAGAAGTAGCAGTGATTGATGAGCAGGTAGTCGCTGTCGTTCTTCACGAAAACTCCGATGACCTCCTGCCCATGCCCCGACGTGTCGTTGCCGTCGAACTGCATCCTGCTAATCTCGACATGGTCGACCTGATTGATGTAGATCATGTAGAGTGACGAGCTGATAGTGCTTGCCGCCTTGAGTATCGTGCCCTGTCCCTGCCCCATAAGGGTCGTGTTGGCCTTCGGCTGTATCTGCCCGGTGATGTTGAACGTGCCCTCAAGGAGCAGCACCCGCCCTCCCGCCGTTGGCAAGGCGGCGATGGCGGCGTTGATCTCCACCTGGTCGTCGGTGCCGTCGCAGACGTAGTCGGCATGCTCGGTATCGAGGGAGTCACTTGCCGCCACTACAAAGGTGGCGCTCTCAGAGACACCCTTGGCAAACGTCACGAGGTCGTTGTACTCCTCGGGCGTGTATGTGGATCCGTTGCTCTTCGTTTCATCCCATGTGGCCATCTAGATCACCCCTATGATGAACGCGGTCCCGACACCGACTATCACGGTGCTGACCGCCCCTATCAATCCGTACACCAGCCGCTCCAGCCGGCATATCCTCTGGGCGTTGCTGGAGGTGGCCGTGACGAGCCCGTTGTCCCTGTTCGGCCCCCAGAGGCAGTTGCGCATCTCCCCGAAGTCCTCCCTCATCTCGTTTCTCATCTCGTTGATAGCTCTCATGAGCTCAGCGCTCGTAGGATCGTCGTTCAACATCTTACCAACTCCTTGCGCGGCCCCAGCCGTTGCGCTTCAGCCTGTTCAATACGTAGTTCTGCCCCCGCGACAGCGCGCCCCTCGGCCGTGTCACCTTGCCGGTCGGCGTCCTGGCGTACCCGGGCTCCCCGTCGGTGCCGTCCTGCGTGGCCACCGCCATCTCGTCGCCCTGGTGCTCGTCGATGAACTTGTCGAGCAGGTCCGAGAGCGTCGAGTTGATGTCGTCGAGTTCCTTGCCGAGCTTGACGTCCATCATGTTCCTGGGGTAGTGGTACGTGATGGACGAGACGTTCATCGGCTCGGTGGGCAGGGGCGAGTGGTACTCCCACGATATGGGAAACGTGAGCGGGAAGCGCGCGCCCACCCAGACCATGTAGGTCTTGGCGAGCTCGACCGTCGTGTCGACCTTCTGCCGAATATCGAACGTCTCGACGGGCTCCGAGAAGAGGCCGACCATCCCCTGTCCTATCCGCTCGCCGACGCTTCTGGTCTGCACCTGCTGGTCAGTTATCGTCCTGCAGTATTCGCTGTAGGCGGCGATCGAATCGCTGTCCTCGACGGGTATCACGATGTTGTAGGCGTCGGTCCTTTGGAGGACTTTGGAGGTGACGCTGACCCCGTCGGGGTACATCTCCTGCAGGATCACCGTGTTCCTGTCGGCCCAGATCGCGTAGGAATACCGGTGGTCGTCGTCTCCCGTCAGTTCCGTGGTCCAGGTGTCGCCGTCATCGATCGATTTCAGTATGCGCCCGTACTTCGAGTTCGCAGGGTCGCACGATACCACCGAATAGACAACACCGTCATTCGCCGCCATCATCGCGGGGAGGTGGTCTGTCGTCTCATCCGCTGTGTACACTGCGTGAAACGAATTGCCATAATCAACGCTTCGCAGTATCTGCGTCTTGGATGTGGGGTATGACAGATTGTAATAGAAGTACGGTTCCCCGGTCCTGTTGTTCAGTTTCCTGCAGCACCCATACACCCCGTATTCCGTGGAGGTATAGGCCCCGGGCGCCGTCCATACCTTCTCCCACGAGGGGGAGGCCGCCGTTATGTCCTCTGTCCGTATGATGTGGTTCGTATCCCCTGCGCTCATGGGGCCTGCCGCGACCACCATCGCCCCGTCCCACTGGAAGAAATACCAGTGGTCGACACCCGTTATCGTGGGTGTGATGTCCGTCCACGATTCGGTTCCCAGCTCCCTGCGATACATCTTCCCCCCAGGGGCGTCGCCCGTCTTGATCTCATACACCGTGCCGTCCTCACCTTCGACCTGGAAGTAACACGACCAATCGAGCGATGTGTCAAGCTCCTCCCACGTGTCTCCAAAATCATCCGAATAGAGGAGGCCCTCGTGGCACGTTCCGATGTAAAGGCGCTGATTTGCCTCATCGAAAAAGTAATGCCAGACATAGTACGACGGGTCTGAGAACGTTTTTGTCGTAGCCCATGTCGCTCCGTTATCGTGGGATACTTCCAGGTGGCTGCTTGCAGATCCGTACGGATTGATGATGATGTGTTCATCATATTGCCAGATCCCCGCAATGGTGTAGGCGCTTTCACTCTCGAATATCTTCTTCCAGTCGCTCTCCTCGCTCGTGGTGATAATCTGAAACCTGTTGAGGAGCCGTGACGGGTCGCTTCGCTTGCGCACCGAGTAGACGTTGTCCCTGATGACCGCCCTGCTCTCGTTCTGCTCCGTCGGGTACTCCTTGAGATGGAGGGCCTTCTCAGCCGGCCCGAACCACCAGCAGTAGTCGTTTGCGCCCACCGCGTTTCGCAGATTGCGCAGCGCCTGGACGACGGTCGTGTTGTCCCGCGTGTCGAAGCTGTCGAGCCTTTCGGGGCACGACACGTCCGAGACGTCGTAGCCCGTGTTGGCCATGACGCCGTTGTCCCATATGTCCTGGGTGCCGTCGGCCTTGAGGTGGGTGCAGTAGCAGAGGTCGTCGATGTAGAACGTGACGCCCGATGCTGCGTATAAGTCTATCTTGAGCGAGTAGAGCGAGCCCGTGTCGGGCGTGTCCTTGATCTCGAGCATCTCCCAGTCGCCGCTTCCGGCCGACACGGCGGTGGCGTTGGTGCTGCCCAGTCCCGCCCCCGCGGTGGTCGTGCACGAGAGGGTGACGGCGCTGTCGCTTCTCACCCACACCGTCACCCAGTAGTTTGCGGTCTTCGTGTTGTCGAAGTGGAGCGTCTTGGTGATGCCGGACGTCGCAGCGGAGGTGACCGCCTTCCAGCTGCCAGGGCTGCGGTGGGTCACCCCGGTCTCGGCCGAGAGCGCCACCGTGTTGAGCTCCTGCCATCCGGCCATGGTGTCTGCGGGGTCGTCGTCGAACGTGCCGTCGCCGTGCTGCCACGGCCCGCCCCTGATGACGTAGTCCCCGTCAAGGGTCCTCCCCTTCTCGACGAGGTACTGGTGGGGCTGGTGCACGACGCGACGGGCAAGCTCTGCGCCGTACCCGAGGACGGAGACCGTGATGACCGTGGGGGAGTGGGAATAGCCGAACGGAGCGAGGGCGACACCTTCCATCACGAGCAAGCTGCCGCGGTAGAACGATACGATGTCACCAGGAGAGACCAGTGACTCGTTGGCGTTCCCCTTGTTGGTAATGGAGAACTGGCCGTCGTTGACGTCGTTCAGGCGCACGATGGCCTGGTAGTCGATGAGGTGAGAAAGCTCCTCGCCGCCAATTTCCACTCCGTTGGCGAGCGCCATCACGTCACCTCCTTCAGGGTGATGGAGAACGGTATCGCGCCCTTGTTGTCCGTGGTGGTGAACGGGTCCTTGAACTCGATGCTCGTGATGTAGACCGAGACGGTGTTGTCCGTATCGGGGATGCGCGTGTCGTCAGTGAAGCCGACAGCCGCGTACGCCCTGGCCACGGCGTACAGCTCGGCCATGCGCTCAAGGTAGGTCTTGGCGGCCGTGTCGTACAGGTAGCCCGAGAGCGACCATGTCCGCGGGAAGCGGCCGTTGTGCTCAACTTCGGCCTCGGCGAGCGCCTCCTTGGTGTCCTGCACGTCGTAGCGCTCGGAGCACGGGGCGCGGAGAAGCTCCCTGTCCTGGAAGGTGAACGACCCGAGCGACGCCATCAGACCCCTCCCTGGCGTATCTTCTGCGAGAGCCTGTCAAGGTCGGTGCCGAAGACGTTGGTCGTCGAGCTCCCGGTCGCCATGCCCCTCACCGCGTCGATGAGCTCCAGCAGCAGCGAGTGGGTCCTTGGGTCCCCCGTCTGCTCCGCGTACGAGTGCGACGCGAGCTTGTCGGCCGGCACCACGTACTCATTGGGATGGAGGTAGGCGAGGCCCTCGTAGCTGCCTGTGTAGCCTCCTTCGGCCATGGTGGGGATGTTGTTGATGTTCACCTCGACCTTCGGCGGCGACACGTTCACAACCGGTGGCTCCATCTCACGTATGGCACCAGCTATCCCGTCGATATGGCCTGCAAGCGAGTTCACGTTCTCGCCGACAGTCTCGGTGGCGGTCTTGGTCCCCTCGATGATGGCGTTCGCGTCCTCTATCTGGCCGTTGAGCGTGTCGATCTTCTCGTTTGCCTGGGTCAGGAGCTCGTCCGTGGTGTTCTTGTACTCCTCGGCCGTGGTGAATATCCCTTCGAGGAACTCCTTCATGACCTCCTGCTCCTCGGCCGACTTGCCGGAGCTGGTGGCTATCGCGTCGGCCAGCGCGGATATCTCGTTCTGCGTGGTGAGCTGGTCCTGGGCGACGCCGAGCGTCTCCATCATGTTAGCGATGTCCTCGTCGGAGTAGCCCATGCTCCGAAGCTGCTCCTCGTCGAGGGCGTCGGTGAGCGACGATATGGCGAAGTCGAGGCCCTCCTGGGTCTTGATGTCGTATCCCGCCTGGTAGTCTTCCGTGGCGCCCTGCATCCGTTCCAGGTAGCGCAGCGTCTGGTCCGAGAACTTCCCGCCGAACTGGACGTTGATCTCGCCGAGCTTGGCCTCGAGCTCGGAGCGTATCTTTTCGATCTCCCCTTCAAGGAGTTCGATTTGGGCGTAAATCGGCTCCAGCTGCGTCTGCCGGATTTCCTCGTTGATGACGTCGATGATGCCGTTTTCCCGTATCGAGCGCGTGACCTCCTCGTACTTCTGTTCGACCTTCTCCAGCCCCTCTCCGGCCCTGTTCCACATCCCTATATCGTAGCCGAAGTCCATGCCTGGCGTGGAGCTCGTGGCCCCATATCCCAGGTAGTAGTTGCCCGGCATGTTGGTCTCGCCCTTGGTGAGGTCCTTGGCGTTCTTGACGATGTCGTACAGCGTGTACGCCGCCATGCCGCCGACGAGCCCGTAGCCCGCGGTGGTCATCGCCAGGGCAGCGTCCGCGCCGATGCCGAGCGCCCCCAGCGATGCGGCAAGCGGCGTGTTGGCCAGCCCTGCGGAGACGCCAAGCGTCGCAAGGGCCCCGGAAAGCCCGACGGCCGCCCCCTTGACAGCCCCCAACACTCCGATGAGCTTCGAGGCGGTCCAGAGGATGGGCCCCAGCGCCGCGGCCACAGCGAGCAGCTTGACGATCGTTCCCTGGATGGGGTCAGGGAGGTCGCGGAACGCCTCGGCGAGGTCGACGAAGACGCCCACCACGCTCTCAAGCGACGCCTTGTTGTCAAGCAGCGTCTCGACGAGCACCTCCCCCAGCGGTTTGAGGGCGAGCTCCGCCTGGTGCTTGAGCTCCTTGAGATGGTCTGAAAAGGTGAGGGTCTCATCGCCCACGTCGTTGATGGTGTCGGTGCCGTTCCTCAGCGTCTCGAGGAGCTCGTCGACCTCGAATCTCCCCTCGCGGATGGCGGCGGCCATGTCGGGGCCCGCCCTGGAGCCGAATATCTCGATGGCCCTGGCGTTTGCCTCCCCGACGCTCCCGGCGTTCTTGATGTCGTCGATGAGGATCCTGAGCGCCTCGCTGGCGTCGGTGACGCCCTCGCGCGCCATCTGGCCCAGGGCGATGCGAAGCGACCCCAGGACGAGCTCGACGTTGACGCCCTCCTTGTAGAACTTGCCCATGAGGGCTGCCGCCTCGTCGAACTCGAATCCCATCTGGCGCAGCGGGGCGCCGTACTGGACCATGAGCTGATTGAGCTTGTCGATCTCGATGCCCGTGCTCTGGGTGACCCTGAAGAGGTAGTCGAGCGCGTCGGACTGGTCCTCCGTCGCCACGGTCCAGTCGCCGAACGTCCTGGCCGCAGACTGTATGATCGTCGAGACGTCGGTGCCCGTGATGCGGGCGAGATTGAGGTACTGGGTCGCCATCGCCTCGAGCTCCTCGCCTTGGAGCCCGAACATGGTGTTGAGGTCGGCGACGGCCGTGGCCACCTCGTCGAGGTCGTTGGGAAGATTGCCGTACAGCTCGTCGGTGATGCCCTTGAGCTCCTCGAGGGCCTCGCCTGTCGCCCCGGTGCCCGCGCGGATGATGCCGTACGCCTTGTCGAACTTGTTGGCGACCGTGATGGCCGCCGCTCCCGCTGCGATGAGAGGGACAGACACCTTGGTCGTGAGGCTCTTGCCCACGCTGCCAAGCTTCTGCTCCATCCCGCTGATCTTGCCCTGCGCCTTGCCCATCGCCTCGTCGAACGCCTTGTCGTCGAGGCCGAGCCGCACAAGGAGCTCCCCTACCACGCTGCTGTCAGTCATCCCCCGAACGTCTCCCTCATTTTCTCGAAGTGTTCCCTGTCCTCGTCAGTGGCTGCGCGCGCCTGGCCCTTCCCTTCCCCAAGCAGCTCCTCGAGCCGTATGGGCCGCTTGAGGTGGCCGCAGCAGTTGACGATGTGACATGTCTGCCACGCCAGCTCATGGCGGCGCAACTCCATCCTGCGCTCCCATCCGCGAATCGCCTTCCCGAACTCGTAGGGCGTCATGTCCCAGAACGTGTCCGGGTCGAGCCCCATGACGCCGAGGGCGAACTCGAGGAGCGCGTCCCAGTCTATCCGCTCTGCCCTCCTTTTGGGTCGCCGTCACCGTCCTTGGGCCACGCCGACGCGATCGCCTCGATGAGCTTGGCCGAGATGTAGGCGAGGCCGTGCTCGTCCATGAACGCGTACATGTCGTCGAGGGTGAGCGAGGGGTCGTCGTGGACGAGCGACGCCCAGAGGAGCGCCGCGTACTCCCTCACCCCGAGGCTCGACAGATTGAGCGACGGGAACGGCCTGCCAAGCTGCCCCTCGGCCAGGGCGATGGTCTTGTACTTCATCCGTATCGTCCTAGGCCTGTCGAGGACGATCGTCACCTCGCCGTGCGGATTCAAGGCTCGTCACCCTACGTGGCCTCGGTCCTCGTCAGCGCGCCGGTGCCCTTGAACGTCACGTCGATGGTGACCGCTTCGGGCGAGTTGGGGAACGACTTGGGGAACGACGTGATGTAGGCGTCGCCGTCGTAGGTGTCGCCGTTGGCCTCTTCCACCTGGACGTGGACGGTGCTTCGCGCGTCCCACGCGTCCTCGAGCGCCTCGTACGCCGTGTCGTCCGGCACGTACAGCGCGTTAGCCTCGATGGACCAGCTGCGGTTGCCTGCCATCGATTCCTCCCATCCGCCCGAGCTCTTGGTGGAGACGTCGACCGTCCCCATGTCCCTGTTGAGCTTGGCGTCTCTCTGGCTTCCCACCGCGGTCCACGTGGGCACCGCCTCGGTGCCCGTGTTGACCTTCACCAGGAAGCTTACCGTGTCTACTGCCATGATCCTATACCTCCTCTATCCTGAATCTGAATCGCTGGACGCCGTGGCGGGTGATCCCGTCGGCCTCCTCCAGCACCTGCGAGAACTCCAGACCGCAGGTGACGACGCGAAATCCGTCAAGGGACCACGCCGCCTCCGTCACGGCCTGGAGCACCGCGTCCATCATCTCCTTGCACTCCTTCCTGCCGTTGTAGCGCGACCATGTGTGGACGGTGGCGGTGACCTCCGCCTTGCCCTCGCCCTTGGCGCTCCAGTCGGTCATCGTGTCGTCGCCGATGGTGACGTAGGGGAACGCCGCGTTCTGCGGCACCGCGTCGTACACCGTCAGCGAGGACGAGAGCAGCGCGTGCAGCGCCCCCTGGAGCGCGAGCGTGGGGTCCTTCACCTGAACACCACCCTGATGGATGAGCCAACTTCCTTGGCCATGTTGGGCCGCTCCTTCTCAAGGGCGGGGAACATATACGGCTTGGCGGGCGTGCCCTCGCGCGCGATCTTGCGCGCGATGACGAAGCCGAGGTCCTGACCCAGCTTCTTCCTGCTCCAGTCAGAGAGCGGCGCTATCGGCGGGAAGTGGGGCCGAGACCCGAACTCGACCGCCTTGGCGTAGTTCACGTTGGTGTAGATCTCCCACACCTTGCCGCTTGCCTTCGAGCGCACCTTGATCGACGATCTGAGCCGCCCCATGTGCACCGCGCCGGACTCGGTCAGGTTCTCCTTGGCGTTCTTCTGCACCTTGAGCGCCTCCTCGGCAAGTCCCTTCACGGCCTCGGCCCTGATGCGCTCCTGGTACCGCTGGAGCCCCCTGACGACCGCGTCAGCGCCCATCAGCTTCGCCCCCGTGCCGCTCACCGCACCGCCTCCTCGCACATGAGCACGAGCTCCCTGCCCCGCTCCTCCGTGTCGATCACCGAGACGATGTTGAGAGCCCTCGACCCGAGCTTCACCCGCATGTCGTGCGTCACCCCGTCGAGGTGCCGCATCGTCACCTTGTGGGTCACCGCCGCCTGCGCCTGCTGCGCCTGGAAGTATTCATGCCCCTGGAGCGGCTCGACCGACGCCCACACCGTTGCGAACGCCGACCACGACCGCGCCTGGCCGCCGTAGCCGTCGTCGGCCACCGAGGGCTGCTCGACGGTGACGCGGTGCCTGAGCCTGCCGGCCCTCATATGAGCATCACCCTGTACGGGTCAAGCAGTCTCTTGGCGAAGCCCGGCATCTCCTGGCTCTCCCTGTTCTCGTACAGGTGGCCCACCGTCAGCAGTATGGCCTGGCGTATCTGCATGGGCACGTCGGCCGCGTCGCCGTAGCCCGCTGTGTAGGTGATCGCCACGCCGCCGATGTCGTCCGCCGCGTACGCCGACAGGGCCTTGACGCGCCCGGTCGACGTGTCGGTCTCGTAGGCGTCGCTTGAGAGCGCCTCGCCGTCGATCGCGACCGATGTCACAGACTGCACCGGCTGGTGGGGCAGGGTCACCGTTCCCGAGAAGCGGTCACCGGTGTGGCGCCACGTCTGGGTGATGAGCGCCCTGCGCGTGTAGGCCTCGGCCGCCTGGCGCGCCGCGACGATGAGGGACGTGATGTAGTCGTCCTCGTCATCGCCGTCGACGCGAAGATGCGCCTTTGCCTCGTCGAGTGTCACCGGCTCTGACGCTGGCCCTGTCACGAGTTCGCTTGCCATGCTTCGTCTCCCTTGGTCCCGCTGGCTTGACCTCCTTCACGAAGCCGGAGCGGGACCAGTTGCGGGCCCGTCCCCTTGTCGTGTCGAAGATCGTGCCGGAAGGGATGACCCCCTCCGGCGTCACCATCGTATGGAGTGCCTGGACCTTCATCACATCAGTACCCTCAGGTAGAGGTCGAACGCCCCTGCCGTGAGCGCCGCCTCGGCGACGGTAAGGGTGAGGTCGGTCTCCTCGGTCAGGAGGATCGCGTTCGTCGCGGTGCCGTCAGCCACGATGTCATGCAACCCTGCGCCGCCGTTGGTCCCGAGCACCGCCGCGGCGAGGATGTCGTCCGCGCTTGCGGCGTGCAGGGCGATGGTGGCCGCCCCGTCGCTCGTTATCTCCTCGGTGACGTTCATCATCCCGTCGAGGATGATGGCCCCCGCTGGCAGGGCGCCGCCGAGGTCGATGGTGCCGATGGCCCCGCCGTCGGTGTCGAAGTCATACGAGAGCTTCACGACCACCGGCCGCGTGGCTATCCCGTTGTACTTGAGCGTCCCTCCGCTCTCGATGTTGGCCACGCCGCCGCTCTCGACGTTGAGCTCCCCTCCGTCCTGGATCTCGACCTCCCCGTTCACGGCGAAGACCTCGTCTCCGGCCGTGGATGAGGACGCGTCGTACCTTCGGTGTATGTTACCCATCGTTCATCACCCCGAAGCCTTCGTGTCAAGGACGCGGAACGCCCCGGACCGTATGACCGCTCCGCCCACGCGGCGGGTCGCCTTGAATCCGACGAGGCCCGACTCGGCATACAGCTCGTCGAGGCGCTTGAGGGCCATGCCCTTGCGGTCGAGGATGCGGTATCCCTTGCGGAAGTCGCCGAAGATGATGATGTCGCCCTCGGTGCCCGATGCGGGTATCTCGGGGACGTCGTCCTGGAGCACCACGGGGAATCCGAGCAGCGTCGGTGGCTGGCCCACCTGCATGTTGGGCTCCCAGAGGTAGCGCTCGTTGGTGGCGTCCTTGAGCTGGCGCACGACCTTTGCGGTCGTCGTGTTCATGACGAACGTCGCGTTCTTGTGGTACTTGGCCGGAAGCGAGTAGACCAGGTCGATCAGGTCGTCGAAGTCGGGGTTGCCGACGGCGTCGCACTCGACGCGCTCGATGTTCGTGTCGTTGAGTATGCCCTCCGGCTCGTTGGAGTCGTGTCCCGACCCGGCGATGAACTTCTCCTCCTCGGCCTCGGCGAACGCCTCGGCGAACGACGATGCGATGTATGACTGCAGGTTGACGTCCGTGTCCTCGAGCTCGTCCTCGCCTATCTTGGTGAGGCCGACGCAGTCCTCGACGTAGTCGTACGCCTGGGACGGCGTGAGCGTCGACTCGGTGATGGTCGCGCCCTTCTCGAGCACGCCCCATCCCACGCTGACCTCGGTCATCGACGTCTTGCGTATGCGGTTGGAGTTGGTCTGCATCACCTTGCAGAGCCCGCGTATGCCCGATATGGTCGGGAGCTCGCGGTAGATCTCCGCCTCCACGTCCTCGGGGACGATGTAGTCGCCGGTCGTCCCCTGCACGAGCGCCTTTCGCTCCTCGGGGGAAAGCTCCGAGAAGCCCTTGCGCACGTACTGGAAGAACGCCTTGCGCCTGAGCTCCTTCGCCTCGTCCTTGGACTCGCCCTTCGCAGGGCGCTTCATCCGGGTCTCCAGGTCGTCGAGACGGCCCGTGAGCTCGGTATACTTTTCCTCATGTTTCATGGTAAGGTCCTTGGCGCGCTCCTCAGCCTCGGCGCGCATTGCCTTGACCTCCTCCATGATCTCCTTGGCCTCATCTGCCATTTCCCTTTTCACCTCTCATGGTTCGTATCTCCTGGAGCAGTGCGCCCCAGTCGCACTTTGGCGGCTCCTGCGCGCCCGGGGGAGTGCCTTCCGGCGGCTCCTCCTGCAAGAGTGCCGACAGCCTTCCAATCGCCGTCTCTATCAGCGAGCGATTAGCGTGATTCGTGATGTCGCTTGCCCTCGTGTTCACGATGGCGTTGAGGGCGAGCTCGAAGTCCTGCCTCGAGCGCACCGACGTGACCCGCGCAAGGTCGTTGGCGGGAAACGTCACGAGGCTTCCCTCCCACAGCTTGATCTCGTGGATGTGGCGCACGTCGCCGTCCCACGCGTCCTTGACGGTGGTGAACCCTATCGAAAGCCCGTTGAGCGCCCCCTGCCTGAGCAGGGCGAACGCCTCGCGTCCCCGCTGGGTCTCCCTGTTGAGCGTCCCCTTCACGAGCAGGCCGTAGTCGTCCTCGCGCAGCTCGTCGAAGATCCCTATCGGCTCGTACGTGTCGTGCTGCCAGAGCACGGGAAAGACCGCCTGCTCCGAGATCGTCTTCTTGAACGCCCCGGGCCGTATCACGTCGCCGTAGCTGTCGATGTTGTTGAACGTCGACAGGTAGCCCTCGAAGGTGCCGTCGTCGCGCACCTCCGACTTCCTCAGCTTGAATGACTTGAATTCCATCATCCCATCACCTCGTATGTCTCCGTGCACCTGCAGTTCACGATGTTGCCCGCCGACGCCCCGAGCGACGTGTCGCCGGGGAACATGAGCTGCTCCCCCGAGACGTCGTAGGGCTGGCTGAGCTCGCGCTCCTGCCCGTCCGCGGATATGTGGTCGCAGCCGCCCTCCCCCGCGCGCGTCCGGTCGTCGACGAAGGAGAGCCACCGCTTCACCATGGGAAGCCCCGTCGACTGCGCCGCGGCCTGCGAGCCGTAGTTGGCAGCCGCGTTGACCTCCGTCCTCGCGGCGGTCATGGCGCGGTAGTCCGTGAAGTCGTCGTACTTGGCGGCCACCCGGTCAGCGATCTGGTACATGCTCTCCCCTGCCGCGATGCCCGCGTCGATCTCCTTGAGCACCAGCGCCTTCGTGGTGGCCGAGATGTCGCGGATCCTGGAGAGCGCCGTGCGCTCGATGAACGAGAGGTAGTCGTCGCCCCATTCGAACGACTTGGTCTCGACCCCTCCGCGCGACTTGAGCATGTCGAGCACCGGGCCGGCGAAGTCCTCCCCGATGCCGCGCCACATGCGCACGTGCATGTCGAGCCACGACGCCTGGTGCTCCTCGAGAACGCGGTCAAGAACAACGGCCGCGCTGTCGGGGGTGTCGAGCTTTCGCAGCTCCGATGCGACCGCCCTCTTCTCCGACGCGAACTCGTTTCGCGCAGCCTGCTCCCAGACCGGCCACCACGCCATCTTGCGCCTGACCGTCTGGAGCAGGTACGACTGGTCCCGCGACCGGCGCTCGATCGCGGGCGATGATATTTTCCCCTTTGCCGGCTCCTTGCCCGTCTGCGAGGAGAGGGGGATCATGTTGAACGGTATGAGCAGCTGGTCCGCCTCGGGCTGGGCCACCGCCTCGAGGCCGAGCATCTCCCGCGCGTCGTTGATGGTGACAAGGCCGTTTCTCACTCCTTCAACAGCCCTGCGCCACACGGCGTCGCGGTCCTCCTTGAGCGCCTCGATGTCGTCTCGCCGGTAGTCTATCTCCACATCGCCGCCGAACAGCGGGGGAAGCCACCTGTTGAGCTCGTCCCGTATGCCGTCAAGCAGCGGCAGCACCGTCTCCTCGTAAAACGCCTTTCTTGCCTCCTGGTAGTTGGAGTAGGTGGCGTGCTCGTGGTCGCCGATGAGCTCCGGCGGGACGTGGAAGACGGCGCAGATCTCCCTCGTCGACATCTTGATGGTCTGCTCCCACGCCATCTCCTGCGGCGAGAGGCCCATCTCCTGCCAGGTGAGGCCTCCCTCGAGGATGGCGATGCGCCCTGCGTTGCCTGCGCCCGCGTGCTTGTCGTTGAGCCGCGCCCTGAGCGTCTCGTACTGGTCGTCGGTGAGCTCCGCCTCCGTCTGGACCGCCCCGCTCGGCCGTCCCGAGTTCTGGAGGAGGGCCATGTTCCACGATCGCGCCTCGTTGGCCGTGTCGATGGAGTAGGCCGCCGCCCTGACGGGCGAGAGGCCGTAGTGGTCGTCGTCGGGATGGAAGAGGCGCAGGTGGAGGATGTCGTCGGCGTCGAACTTGACCGTGTTGCTCTCGTAGGTGTAGACGTACCCTGTCGGGTAGCCCGTGGCGTCGTACTCGACCTTCATGCGGTCGGGGCGCAGCGTGTAGAGCTCCCTGGGCACCCCGCTGTTGGGGCCGGATTCGGGGCCGACCTTCTCGATGTATCCGTTGCCGTCGAGGAACAGGTAGGAGACGAACGTCTCGATGAACGCAGAGCGCGACTGGAAGGGATTGGGCCGGTCGAGCAGGGTGTTGAGCGGATGCTTGTCGACGCGTTCGCGCTCGTTGCCCACCGTCTTGAAGACGTCCCACTCGATCCCTGCGGCAGCCGTGGCGATGAGCCTCACGCACGCGTACACGTCGGGATTGCGCTCGTAGCCCTCACTGGCGTAGCCTGCGTACTTGTTGCCCTCGGTCCTCCAGACCGGCTGGCCCAGCGTGCTCTGGACCAGCAGCTTGAAGGTGCGCGACTTTCGCGAGAAGAAATTAGTAATGGACTTGAAGTTCACTGATGTAAAATCGTAGGAGGGGTTATTTATAGGAGTGGCAGATTGGTGTCACCTTGACCGTGAAAGCTTCTCGGCTATCGCCTCGATGATGAACTGATTGGCGCTGGGACAGCTGCTGCGCTTCAGGTACGCGTCAAGCTCGTCGCTGAGCGCGAGCGGCATCCTAATTGTCCTCCTGACCCTGTCGCCCATCACAGCCACCTCACGTTCGGCATCTTGGCACCCCTCTGGTGATTGAGGAACTGCGTCACCGAGTCGACGATATCGTCATGCTTGCCATGAGGGAAGTCGGCACACTCCTTGACAAGTGTCGCAGCCCACGGCGCGTGCTTCGGGATGAGGACCCTGCCCGACTCGATGAGGGGCGTGGCCGCGTGCGCCCGCGTGACCTTGTCCTTGTCGACCTTCACGGCTATCAGCGGCATCGGGGTCCCCTTCTTCAATTCCTGGATGAGCGACTGCCCCGAGGCCTTGTCCTCGATGAGGACCTTCGAGGGCCGCCATTTCTCATACAGCTGCAGGGCCACGCGCCGGAGCTCGGGGTATTCGACACGGCCCCTCCACAGGTCGAGGAGATAGTAGTCGTTGCCGGCGATCCCCCATGTCGTGCACACCGAGTAGTCGTTGTCCTGCCCCGACTTGAACGCCGTGTCCCACGATTGGACGACAATGTCCGGCGAGACCGTGTGGTCATACTCGTGCCACCACTCCGAGCGCATGATCTCCCCGCCCTCGGGCACCGGCAGCCCCTGATAAAGGGCGTTCCAGACCCGCGAACCCACTGTTCGCTGGATCCGTTCAAGCTCCTCTCTCGGGTAGCGTTCGGGCCACAGCGCCTCGCCCTCGGCGCGCCCCAGCGGGTCGTCGTCTGCGGCGAGCGCGGGCAGATTGATGAACTCCCAGTCATCCCCCTCGAGCTCGAGGATGCGCCCGGCGAGGTCGTCGTCGTGCCAGCGCGTCATGACGCCGAGCATCGCCGCGTCGGGCTCGAGGCGCGTGTACGCGGTGGAGCGGTACCAGTCCCACATCTTCTCCCTCATGCGCTCGCTGTCGGCGTCCTCGCTGTTCTTCACGGGGTCGTCGATGATGAAGAGGTTGGCGCCCTTGCCGGTGATGGGCCCCCCTGCGCCCGCGGTCTGCATGCCTCCCTCGCGCCCCTTGATCTCCCATCTGTTGGCCGCGTTGCTGTCGTGCCTGAGCTCGATGCCGAAGAGGTGCCCCCATTCCTCGAGGATGTCGCGGGACTTGCGCCCCCACTGCGATGCGAAGTCTGCCTCGTAGCTTGTCAGTATGACGCGATGGTCGGGGAAGCTCCCGAGATACCACGCCGTGAAGTATTTGCTGATGAGCTCAGACTTGCCGTGCCGGGGAGGCATGCTCACGAAGAGGCGCTTGATGCGCCCTGCAGCGATGTCGAGCAGTTTGCGATTGAGGAAGATGAGGTGCTTCGCGGGCACCCATTTCCCCTTACTCGCCGTCATCGCCAGGTGCGCAGGGCTGAGCCTCGGGTAGAGCGCGGACATATTGCTTTTCAAGGATTCGCGTGATAAGCTCTGCAGTGTCCTCATCCTCCAGTAATTGCTTGATGTCTAACGTTATGCCAAACGGCAGGCGCTCATCCTGGCGCGGCTCGATCCCCTCGAGCTTCGCCGATGCCATCACGGTCTCCCTCAGCTCACGGAATATCGCGATGGCATCCTTGGGTTCCAGGGTGTTGACGGGCGTGTCGATGATCATCTGCTTCAGGGCGTTGTACTGTTCCCTCAGCGCCAGGAGATGGTCCAATGTGTGACGTTCGATGGAGACCTGCGTCTCCGCCTTGGCCATGATCTCCTGACGCGCCTTCTGGACGGCGCGCTCTGCCTCCCGATTCCACTTCTGCGACCAGCGCTTCACCGTGTCGTAGGGTATGCCGAGCCCGTCCGAGATCTCCTTGAGACCCTTGCCGTCCTGCCTGAGCCGCCACGCCTCCCGTTTGACCGACTCGGGGTGCTTCGAGGTCATGCCGCCGCCTCCATCATCCTGACGATCATCCCGGTGAACAGCGCGCCAAGCCCCGTCTCCAGGAGGTCCCACTTCGTGTGCGACCATTCGAGACATTGCTTTGGCAAACTGTCATACAGCTGGTAGGCCACCATGCAGAGGCCCCAGAGCGCGGCCGACAGGAAAGGCCCTGCCAGCAGCGAGAACAGGACGCCGCCCAGGACGTGCCAGGGCGTTCCTTTTGTAGGTGAGTAATCGTGTATCCTCATGTTGCCATGCCCCTCCCGAAATCGTTGCGCTCCTTGCCGCATCTCATACATATGCTGCAGGCAACATACGGGCATAGGCGCGAACGCATTGCAGAGCTGCCTGATGAGACGTCTTGTGGTAAGTAGAGATCCATTGTCACCCACTTATGGCCTGTTAACATGCACACGATGTTCATTTTACACCCTTCGCCACTACCGCAGCCACGATGATGAGCAGTATCGCCATGAGCTCCCCCCTTGTCGTCTCGATGTGCGAGTAGTTGATGTACCCGCCCGCAAGCTTCCCGATGACGCCCACCAGCGACATGAGCACGATGACAAACCATATGCTGTTGCCATTGTCGAACATGAGATGGATCCCCACAAGGAGCAGCACGGTGATTAAGTACTGCACCGGGATGATGCGTGCGGAGTACGCCGCTATCTGCCCAAGCGACGTGATGCCGTGCGCCTGCGGATAATAGTTGAGCACGTTGAGAGCCACGATCGAAGCCAGGGCGAGCGCAAATCCAAGTATCTCTCTCACCAGCTCCCCTCCACTGCGCACCTCAGACAGACCAGCGCGTATAACGGCGTGCCGTCGCTGGACGTGCCCGTCCTCACCGAGTAGAACACGTCGCTTTCCCTGTTGCAGAGCGGGCAGTAGTGCGGCACCATGAACTGCTCGCACTCGTCGCAGAGGGTGCCGATGTCGGTGTGGTGGCCCTCGCCCTCGACAGGATGCCCGCACCAGTGGCAGTCCGTCACCTACACCTCCCCCTTCGTTATACGCCCCGTCTCGGGCGCGATCTCCAGGTATTCCAAACAGAACGGCACCGGATTGTACATGCGCCGCTCCCCGTACAGCGTGCGCTCCTCGCCCACGGTGGCGAGCCACGACGAGCAGATGAGCCCCGCCCGGTAGCGCTGCACGATCGACGCCCTGCGCCCCTTCGAGAGCCCGAGCGAGACGTCCTTCCAGCACAGAGGGTCGTGGACGTGCCCTGTCATGTAGATGTCGGCGTCGAATCCCTCGTGGAGCCTCTGGACCTTCCTGAGCTTGCCGCCCTTGGTCTGGGCGGCCCCCGCGCCGTGGTGGTAGAAGACGTCGACCTTCCTGGCGAATCGCCCCCGCGTGAAGCGGATCCGCAGGAAGCCGGACATGTGGAGGTAGGGCACGCCGAGGTGCCGCGCCAGCTCGTAGGAGACGTCGCGGTTCGTGGCCCGGAGGACCTCGTCCTCGTGATTGCCCCTCACCACGCCGAGCACGCTGCCGCGCATCGGCTCGAGCAACCCCTTCAGGTGGTCGAGCGACGCGTCGACGTACCGGGAAAGCGACCCGTAGTAGCGCGGGTCGACCGACTCGAGGTCCGCGCGCTTGTCCCTGACGCCGATGCAGTCGGCGAGGTCGCCCATGAGGATGACGTTGATGCCCTGGTCGAGCACGGCCTTTCGGGCGGCGAGGAACTCCTTTTCCTGGAATCCCGCGTTGCCCACGTGCATGTCGCCGATGCCCGACAGCCGCCACGTGTCGTTCTCCGATGAGTAGGGGACGGTGAGCTGCTCGACGTGCATCAGACCTCAGCCTCGTACCCATCGACGAACGTGCGGTAGTACATCTCGCGCAGCACGAAGTGGCCGCACGCCGGGGTGTCGGGCCTGACGTACTGCCGGTACCTCACGCAGGCGCCCTTGCGGTAGCCCTCGCAGTCCCTGCATTCGTAGGGGCGGATATCCATCAGCCTCACTTCTTGCCGAGGAGTGCCAGGAGCCTCTCGGCCAGCCGTTGCAGTGCCGTGCTGTCGAGCGCCTCGTGGGGCTCGTCCGATTCGCCTTTGACCGCGCCCATTGCGCTTGGCGGATTGGCCATGTGCGCCCGGTGCATCTGTCCCGTGTCGTCGATGTCCCATTCTGCGCGGATCGTTCCTATCGGCCTGACGGTGAAGCGCCGCGGCCTCACGAGACGCGCCACGGGCGCCCTCGACTCCCGCTCGGTGATCGGCCCGTCGCCGAGCACCTCTACTATCAGCCACGCCTTGCTCTCGACGTACACGCCGGGCTCGACGCCCGCCCAGTCGACGTGCTCCATCGTGGTGCCGTCGTCGGGGCACCCCTTTCTCCTGAGGCGGAGCACCTTGTAGGTCTCGCCGTAGGGCGTCGTTATCGTCCTGAACCCTTCAGGTATCACGTCCGGGGCCACCGCGTACACGGCGCTCCCCCCGTTCAGGTAGAGGTCGTCCATCAGGTCCTTCCTGCTGTAGGGCATCCCCTCCTCCGCCGCGCGTATGGCGCGGTCATATTGCCGTTGATTGCACGAGCTCATATTGCATGCCATTTCATTTCCCTCCCGTTGCGCTCTTGTCATACCACCAGCTCACGCCCACATACCCCGTGACGGCGGTGAGCATCCCGAACATGAGCCCCGTGAGCCAGTCGGGCACCGAGGCCATGTCCAGGAACACCACGCCGTAGGTGAGGGTGAGCAGGGCGATGCTGAAGGTGATGGCAAGAACGAGCACGACCTGACGCTTGGTCGAGGTCCGTATGGTCTCCAGGTTGCTCATGTGAACACCTTTGGAGCCGGCGGAGAGATTTGAACTCCCAACCTGTCCCTTACTGGGGGACCGCACTCCCGTTGTGCTACGCCGGCTTGAGTTTCTCAAACATATGTACGAATAAGGGGTTATATATAGGAGTGGGGAGCTCTGTCGGCCTCCGCCCGGAGAGCCTAACGACCGGAAAGGATTAAATATCTCGGGTTTCCATATCCTCACTCGGCACATATTCGCAACGCGCCGGAGGATGGGAAGATGTGTAGTGTTGAAGCCTTTACGAGGCGAAGGTCACGAGTTCGAATCTCGTCGGGCCCACTCGCCCTTATTTCCCCATTTTTAAATCAAAAAATGTTTTTATGCTCTCATGAGCCCATTACTGTGTGGCACGCATATCCAA